CATTGGCAGGCCAAAGGTTAGCTCGTACTTGCTGGTCGTCGCATCAGGCTGCGCTACTGCGTACCACATTTGCTCGGCCCGATTGCGGAGTAGGCGACAGCGCCCGAGTGTGAAGTTGCGCTCTTCGCTAGCTTTATTGAACGGTTTCATTTTGAGTTTCCCTGAAGTGAAGTTGGAGGATGTTGAACAGCTCTTCTGCTTCCTCATGATCCAGCTCGACTATCGAGCCACCATCTAGGAGCATCGAGACTTCTTCGACGGTCTCGCACTCGTCTAAGTCGTGCATGACGCCGATGTCGTAGAGGCTAATTTGCCCGCTTGGAGTTAGCCCGAGAGCCAAGTCGTCGCTGAGTTGGTACAGGTGCATGCTCGCCACATTTGTAATAGGGTGGGACATCCATAGATCGTGGGTATCGGCGACACTCATACTTGCCACTGATTGAGCGCTCGAAAGCATGAGCGCAGTTGTGACAAGCCGGGTCAGACTTGGAAGTAGCGGCCACTGTTCAGTACCTCTTCGATTTTGTGGGTGCCGTACTCAGGCAGGGGCGGAAGGTCATCAGCAAGCTGGCCTTGAAAGCACTCAGCAATTTGATGGAGGTGGTCAGGCTTGTACTGGTGCAGCCACGCTTGCTTCAGTGGCCCGAAGTGATCGAGCATGTCCTCAAGGCATGCAGCATGGACGCCAATGCTGTCGTGGATCAGGCTGACGTTTGTGATCGGCTGCACGAGGTCACGCGCGTAGCTGACAACACGGCTCAAGTAGGCAGCTTCAAAGCTGTGGACGAACAGCGGCGGTACTTGCTGGCGCATCGCCCGCGCGTCCATCTGGTCCGTGTCATCCAGCACCACCGGCACGTACACAGTCTGCCCGATGTGTGTCTGTATCTTGCGCGTGCGCTTCTGCCACTCAGCGCTGGCTACCGGGAAGCCACTCGGGCTAACCCAGCGCAGTACTACCTGCTCACGTGCAGCCTGTGCGGCCACCTCACCCAGCCACTTTTGCAGAGCGAACGGCTTGCTCATTAGTAGCTGTGCGGACTGCCAGAGACATTGGGTCAGACACAGGCTGTAACGATAAAGGTCCGGGTACGGCGGCTGCATGTCGCCACGCTCGACCGCCCCAAAGACATGCTGGATCGTAGCGTTCTCGACGCTTCTGTGCCTTGCGCCGTAGCCCAACGGCATGACCACCCGCTTTGCATCGGCGCGCGTGATGCCCTTGCGGGCGACAGCATCAGCAACCTCAGTGCCGACCGTGCGTGCGAACGTGACAGCCAGCTCAGCGACCTTTGTGTACAGGTCAGGCGCTGTGTCGTCGTCAGTCAGGTCAACGTGTGGGGCGAGTGTGTCGTCACGCAGCAGCGCAGCGTAGTGTGCTGGCCCTGAGCACGTCTGGTCACGGTAGTGCACCATGTGATCGACGTAGCCTAGCCCGTGCGCGTGGAACTCGCTGAGCATTTGAGCTGCACGCAGCCTCATGAAGGGTGCCTCGCCGTGCATCCAGTCGTCATGTCTCAGCGGGTCAGCGACACACCGGTCAGCCTGCTCGACCGTCAGCCCATCGGGCCACAAGTCTGCGACAGTAGCCATCGCGTGCTCGACTGCCGTGTCGTTGGCAATCGGCATGCCTTCGGCAAAGTCCAGCATGCTTCGGTTTGTCTTGCTCGACTGCGGGCTGAGCGTAGGCTTGTAGTGCATGCGACCAGACTTGATCGTCTGCATTGGTAGCCACAGGCGACGGTCACGGTACTTCAAGGCATTGGCCAAAGCTGCACGCAGGCTTATCCGCGAATGGCGGCTCGCGTTTTGGCTAGCGTGCCACTCGCGCAGCTCGTGCTTCATGCGCTTTGCTAGCTCGGGATTGCGCCAGCTCGCCTCGTCCAGCGTCGGCTTGTCAATCGGCTTGCGGTAGTACGGAACGTCAAGGTCCCGCTGCACAGTTTCGTCAATGACACCAGCAATCAGTGGGTTGCACTTATAGGCTGTCAGTTGAGCGGCGTTGACAGCATCCACAGCCATCGTGAGGTTTACATTATGCGACATCGGACACACCCTCTAACTCAGCGTGATCCGAACGAGACCAGTCCTTACAGAACCCGTAAGCCGGGATGTCGTCGCTGTCGTAGCTACCGCCCCATAGGTGCCAGTCGCAGTCCCATGCTTTAGGCGGCACCACCATCGGCATAGGGAACCACGCCGCATCTACGAGCTGCTGCTGTAGTGCCTCGACACGATCACGGAACTGTGAGCTAGCAACGACAAGCGGCTGCCTGTTGCCACGTGTGCTGCGCTGGTGCGCCTGCTCAACGAGACCAACTTCGATTGCTGTTGCGAGCCACGCTGCGCCCATCTGAGTGCGCCTGTTCTCGTGCCGCTCGCTGGGTGCTGTGCCGCCACTCAGAAAGGTGTGCAGCTCACGTGTCTTTTGTCTTTTGGCTGTGCGGTGCAGCTTGTGGCGTCGCCACTCTAGTTGCTGCAACCTAGACCACTTTTCAAACTCACGCTGGAACCGGCGGTGCTCTTCAAACTCCCGCACAGCACGCCCAACTTGGTCGCAGAAATACGACTGGCTGAGAGCACTGTGCGAGAGCAGAAGCGACCCGGTAGCAGCGAGTAAGACGGAAGTGAGGACAGGCAGGCTGCACTGCTCAGCTATCTGGGAGAGCTGCGAATACCCTGCGGCGCGCCTGCCCGTCCTCGTGTTTGGCTGCATGTAACGCGCAAGGGAGGAGCACGCCCGCTCATGCAGCCCTAGCAGCACACGTCTACATGCGGGAAGGGAGGAGGACCCGCCGCTCATGCGTGCTTGCTGTTCTTTTTTTGTTTCGATGTGCTGGCCTCGCCGCACCATCTCGATGTCTAAGTCTTGTTGCGCAAACTCAGTGCGCTCGGAGTTTGGAGAAACTAAATTGAGAAGATCGTTCATTGTCACTGTCACCACTGGCACCAGATAGTTAGGTAGTGCCTACAATTTATTATTTATTTAGTGGCGAACGCATAAAGCTTGCGTAAACCACCGGGTTGCATTTGGGCTACGCGATCAACCTTTCGCTGTCAATCGCATAATCTTTTGTGGCCGTCCGTAGATCACGGGCTGCCTCAAGGTGTGAGTAGCGCTGCACCATGACCAAACTTGACCAGCCGCCCCACTCCTTAACCTTCATCAGCGGCATGCCCGAACGGACGAGCCGTGTAATGCAGGTGTGCCGCAAACAGTGCGGGGTGAAGTCATCATCGTCAATGCCCATCGCATCAGCCACCTCGTGCCACGGCACAAGGAAAATCCGATGCTTCTTAAACAGGGCAAACGGTCCTGCATGGTGCGGTCGCTGCTCACGTGCTTCGATCAGTGCCTCACGAGCTGGGCGATATAGTGGCAGGGTGCGAGGCTTGCCGCTCTTTGTGATCTTGAACGTCACTGTCTCGTCCTGCCAGTCAGCCCACTTGAGGTGCGTGACCTCGCTGTACCGACCGCCCGTGTACAGTAAGAACTGAGCGAACTGCTCGAACTCTCTGCCGTACCTGCGCAGCCCACGCAGCAACTCGACCTCTTCCTCTGGTGTCACCTCGTACTCACGGCGGCGACTGTGCCGAGTGTGCTGGTACTTGGGTCGGCCTTGAGGCAGCAAGCCCATGTCGTCTGCGTGCCTGAGCACTTTGTTAAGCTTGCTCAGCACGTGCAGGATACGGCCATCACTGAGACCGAGACGGACTAGCTCGTTTGCATACAGGGCTATGTCGCTGCGCTCGATGTCATCAATGTACATGTCGGCCAAGAAGCTATCGCGCAGTCTGCGCAGTGCGCTACGCACACCGGCCTGATCTCTGTTGTGCCGAAAGACTACCTGCGCCATCGGGATGTAGTCGTTCAGTGTGTATCTTTTTTTGTGTCGTTTCATCCATCGCTCCATTGGAACAAACCGCGAACAAACAAACTGCCACTTGGCGTTAGGCTGATCAAGCTTTGCCTTCGATCTTGTGGGTCTTGGGCGAACTTGAGCATGCCTTTGCCGTCATTGTGCTGTGACCAGTAGGTAAGCGCGCGGCTGACCGAAGCAGGCGTGACAGGCAGAGCCTCTCGCACGGTGCTCTGGTGCAGCCACTGCTCACCCGTGGCCGACAGCTCATCCGCAATCACTGCCAGCGCCATGATGCTAGGCAGCGACATAAGGGGATCGACTGTCGAAAAGTGGGTCATTTGTAGGCGGAGTTTGCGCTCCTGTTTCATTAGGGTTTCTCACTTCCATTTAATTTCTCCACCGTACACGTTTCGCTAAATGACGGGATTGTCAAGCTTGAGACCAAGCGCAACGGACATTTTAACCGCATCGGTGATGAGGCTAGACAGTCCCGCTGCAATCTCGTGCTCGTCTGGTCTAAGCAGCGGCTCGCCCGTGTCCGGGCAAACCGCCGCCGAGTGAATACGATCAAGATCAAAGTCTAACATCGTCAAATACATTCCTACTACGTCATCAGCAGTAACATCACCGCCCACAACATCGTTTGCTGCAATCATCTGATTGCGGATTAACTCAATGCCCATGTATGAAGCCACCAAATAGGATAGAGGAAGACGAACAGGGCAATCAGTATGCCCAAGATTGCTTGCCGTATCATGATCGTTCCCCTTCCGTAACCATATCGGCACGGCTCAGCAACTCCGAGACACGTCCCGGGTTGAGCTGCACAAGGGCAGCAATCTCGCTGACGTGCATGCTCGGATTGTTGCGGGCTAAATCATAGACGGCCTTGCGTTTCTGCTCGGTCATCTTGTTCTTCCACGGCGCTCGCCTGCGCGGCTCAGCTCGCCGCATCTTGCTTAGTGCAAACGCCATTGCGCCTTTAGCTACCGGGCAGGACGTTGCGTCGATTGCTTGCAGAAGGATGGCGCGTGCTGCTGGGATGTCGCTCATTGTGCTTTTACCTCTCTCATGTCGGCAATGATCTGTGCGCCACGGCTCGTGCGGTGCCAGACGATATCGTAAACGCGGCCTTCGCGGCCTGCTGACAGCGCTGCTGTAAAGCCTGCGTTGGGCTGCGTGCGCCCGATGAATGACGTGCCGTCGCTGTCTTCCAGCCAGACAGTCCACTTGCTGTTTCCAAGGCGCGTATGGCCTTCAAGTGTCAGGCCGCGCAGCGTGCCGCGCAGGTTGTGGCGGATTAGTGGGTAGTGTGATGGCATAGGCTTGTTTCTCCTGTTGGTTGTCAGGTGCCAAAAGGCACAAGGAAAAAGGCGCAGACCGCTAGCCACCAGAGGCCTGCGCAGGTGATCCAAAAAAGTTTCGTCATCGGTTCTGTGTCGCTAGCGTAATGAATTATGCGCGGGTGAACGTCATGCCGTCACGAAATGGCAGAGCGCGCCGCTGGCCGTTTTCGGTGAAAGCTACAAACCAAAACCATTTATCTTGGAAGACCTCAAAACCTAGGCCAAATTGGTTTGCTGCTTGGTTCATTTTGCGTTTTGTGGTGACTGTCTCATAACCGCCGCTGCGCAGCGTGACAGTCTTATCGGTCCACTCGACAACAGGCGTGTTTACGTAGGTCACGCAGCCGCTGTCGCCGCTGGTTGTCCACGTGGTGCGGTAGTTGCTCAGTTTGTCCATACGAGGCATTGCAGTTTCTCCTTTGCGTTTGCCGTTGGTGCGATGATGCAAGCGCAATTGTCACTCTAGCGCAAGCATCATCGCCTAAAAGTTTAGCTAGGCAGCCTCTGCCTGCTGCTGTGCGTGGCGTATTGCGATGTCTACTTGATAACCAGACGCTTCCCACCGCTCGACGCCGCCGTCTAGGTTGAGGCCAGTCAGATAAGGGCTAGCAGCCCCGCGCTCAGTTAAGGTGCTCAGGTAGTAGCGGCTGATAAATTGATGCTTGCCGGGGCCGAAGGTGTCGCGGCTGTAGAACTCAACCAGCGGGTCGGTGTCATTGTGGGTCAGGCAATCATTCAAGCCGTAGTTGCCGCCTTTCGTGACAGCGCGTGTAACTAGCTCTAAGCCGTAGCGGTTTGGGCCAATTGGCCGATATTCTGTGGTCATGACAGTTTCTCCTTTGCGTCGTTTAGTAGCCGAGCCATGCCAGAAAGCTTGCGGTGTCGATCTGATCTGCTGCATGCAGAGGCTCATAAGGCTGCCCCTTGCGGTCAATAACAATCACGTCACCTTGAGCGATGGCGGATGCGAGTTCGACACCCGGGGCCGCTAAGTGATGGCCGGTAAACCGGTAAGCCTCATCGTAAGAAATGGCCGGGCGTTGCTCTGCGTATTCGTCTGCAAACATGACGGTTTCTCCTTTGCGTCATTAAGTGATGCCCTAAGCCTAGACAGAAAAGTTACGCTAGCGAAAGCACTTTCGCCTAAACTTTTATCGTTCCCCCCTCGTTCCCTTATGGTGCGCCTGCCCGGTGCTGCCAGCGCTGCCGGTGCCTGCCGGTTGCTGCCGGTGCTGCCGGTTGCTGCCGGTTGCTATAAGAACCGCCCGCGTTCGGTTTCAGACCGGTAGCGCTCAAAATAGCTACCGCATGCACTGTCGGTGCATCCTAAGTGTCTGAATTGCTTAGCGTTTGCGCTGCTGACCGGCACTTTTGGCAACATTATGCGGCCCTAAGGGGGGGTCGCGCGGCATCGTCTCTGTAAGATACCCGCAGACATTTTTGCACTAGAATGCTCGCCGGGGTGCACCTGCTTGACAGGACCCCTCTCGTTCCCCTTACAGCACCTTAAAGCACTTTAGGTACTGTTCAGTAACTGTTCTCGCTTGCTGTTCAAGCCTGCTGTTCTGAGAAGCGTCCGGTAGGACATAAAATCCATAACCTCAAACTGTCAGTGCTGACAGCACTTATAGTACTTATAGTACTTATAGGTGCGAGGTTGTCTTCCTATAAGCGGCAACTTTCGCGACTGACAGCACTAACAGTTTGGTTTTAGGGGATTTAAGGACTGTGCTTCGCACGCAAGCAGAACAGCAAGCATGAACAGCAAACTTGAACAGCCACCTAACGCCCCAGCGAGCTAGCCATCCAGTTCTTACGGTTCGGGGCGCTACCGACCGTCAGCTCAAGGAACCTGTCTAGTTCTTGCTGCAAGGCCTCGTTGTGCTGTTCGGCAATGCCTCGTTGCTCGTCTACGGCCATCTGGTCGGTCCAGTACCCGACAGCCATAGCAAGCGCGTCTAGCCTATCGTCATGGCGCAAGCTGAACTTGTCGTATGTCAGGCGGGTCAGCTGATAGATCAGCATCTTGCTCACCCGACTGTGCTGTTCGTACTTGTTGGCTGACCGATAGTCCTGTTCGACAACCCGTGGGTCCATAACGAGCTTGTGTCTCATGAGCACTGGCTCAAGGGTGTCAATGATGCGCCTTTCTTTCTGCTGGCTGTGTCGCACCTCGTCGATCATCACAGGGTGCCGTTTGTTCAACACAGGCCGCAAGAGCGATGTGTACATACCGTCCCCGAAGTTCGCCTCAACGAGCACCTTGTTTACCTTATTGCGCGCAGCAATCTCAGCCAGCATGCCAAGGGTGTCTTCATCGTACCCACCGGGCAGACCGCCTGCCTCAGGCACAAACAGGTAGCCATTGAGCATCCGACAGACTGCAAAGCCTGTCTCGTCCGCACCGCGCCCCGAAGGGTCAATAGCGAGCACACTGCCCGTGTACTCCCCTGTCGTCGGTGAGATAGCCATTGGGCCGTACATCTTGTCGCCGCGCATGGCCACGTTTGGTATGTCGTTCAGCATCCTGTCTTCGTATGGTCCCCACGTCATTGACATCGGGGCTGTCTCGCCATCGAGCGGCAGGAAGATTATGTCGCGCACTTTGAGCGGATAGCGCTCTACGTCGCTCATCTGAGTGCTCAACATAAACTGCAACTGGAAGCCAGCCTTGCCGTAAGACGCCATGCGCTCAGCTAGGTCGTCATCGTCAAAGCGCTTTGGGTCCACACTTTGCCCTACCGGAGCCTCTAGCTCTCGGATATACGGCGCTAGAGTGCCTCCATACGCCTCTGTAAGCGCCGCTGACGGCTTCTGGGCTGGCCAGACACGTAAGTCATACCCGCGCTCTGGAAGGCGGTTGTAGAGGCTGTCTTCGGTCTGTGGTGTCCCAAGGTAAATGATGCGCCCGCCGGGTGTCAGGACAGCATCGAACTCTTTGACCAGCTCGCTCAGTTTGTCTCGCATGAGCTGTGTTGCCGAGTTGCTTGGGACCTCTACGTCATCAACCACGCACAGCGTTGACCGTGCGCCGGTTAGCTGGCCAGAGATACCTACGGACTTCACAGACGGACTGTGTGACGGTTCGGCTGGCCCAACGTCAAAACTGATCTTGGAGTTCCGTTGGTCGTCTCGCGGCCTGAGGTGCTGCAAGATCGGGATGTCATTGATCAGGCGCTGGGTGAAGATCGAGAAGGCGTCTGCTCTGTCTTTCGACGCGCTGACGACCAGTATCTTTTCTTCCGGGTTACGCAGCAGTGTCCAGCACACAAATGCAGACGTGATGTAGGACTTACCGACCCCACGGAACGCCTGCACCATGCACCGCTTCGGACCATGCTGGATGTAAGACGCGATGTCGAGCTGTACCGGAGTAGGCTCAGGTAGGTTGATATGCTTCCATACGAGCCAAAGGAATGCACGGAAGTCCGACTTAATCCGGTGCGCAGAGGTTTTCTTAGTTGACACTATAATTACGCTTGCGTAAGGTTTTCCAGCTTGATCATTTGGGACCCTCACTGTCACCAAAGTTTCTCCCAAGCGCGGCACCGTTGTCCTTCATCCAGCAGCGGTGCCGTTTTCTTTTTAGCAGTTCCAACGGCGCATACTGGCCTTGGCCCGCTCAGCATTCTTGCTTCTCTTGACGATCCCGCCCATGCGCGCGCAGAAGCTCCGCTTGCGCCCTTTGTCAGCCTTTGACTTTGGGTTCGGTGCGGGAGCCTTGAGCTTGCTACCGGTTGCCTTGTTGTACTTAGCGCGGCCCTTTGCTGTCAGGCCTGCACCCTTCTTTGTGCTGAGCTTCTCGCCCCGCTTGACCGATAAGTTTACCATTCGCTAACCATCAAAGTCCGGTATGGCCTCGAACAGTGCAGCGATGTCGCTGTCTGCCTTTGGCATCATGTCTACGTGGTTGTCTTTGAGAAACTTGACTGCCACGCTCAGCTCAGCCGCACTGGCCTCGCCATTCGTCACACGCTGGTAAAGCTCTTGGGCCACAGCCGTGTGTAACGCGGCCATGACCTCTTCGCTTTCCGTAAGAGCATTAGACAAGTTAGTCGCCTCCAAGTTGCTTACGTATCTGCATTACTGCCCCTAGCGCAAGCATACCGAGAATAAACAGCGTCACACTGCGCGTGATAGTAGTGCCGACCGTGCGCTTGGCCGACCGCCAGCTACTCAGTAGCTCACGCAGGTCGTGCAGGTCCCGCCCGCTTTCGTCATCGTGCAGATTGAGACGCCGCAAAGTTTCCTCAACGGCTTCTTCGGCTGCCTTTTTGGCGATTGCTGCAATCTCTGCGTCGGTCACGGTTTAGCCTCCGATGCGCGCAGTAGCCGCGATGCGACCCCACAGGCCAACAGCACCGGCAACAAGTGCGACGCCATCAAGGATCAGGCCAGCGATTTCGTCCTCGAATGGCCCGAGGTCTACGCCTGCGTTGCGTGCCGCAACCGAGCCGAGCATGACCAATACGGCCCATACGGTCTTAGAGGTGTACCACTGTTTCGTTTCTGTCATCGTTAAGGTTCCTTTATAGTTTACTTTGGTAGTCTTCCGCGAGGGTCAGCACGCCGGTCGTGGGGACGTTGGTGGAGGCTGCTACGGCTGCGCCTTGTGGGAGTGGTCCAGAAGGGATGGTTTGGGTTCCAGAACCGGTGTACCGGGCTACGCCATCGGTGACGCGGAAGTCTTGAATGCGCCCGTCCATAGGGTAGCTAAGACTGAAATATCCACCGATGGCAAGGTAGGGGAACCCGCCCGCAGGGATGCCCGTAGCCGAAGCGACGGGGTAGTCCTCGATTTGATTTCCGTCCACGTACCACCGTAGCGTTGTGCCGTCAGAGGTCAGCGCAACGTGGTAATAAGTGCCGGTCGAAACGCTGCCGAGACCGGAATTTGCGGAGCCAGCGGCTTTGTACACTTTCCAATTGCTGCCAGTGACCATGAGGCCAAGGCTGTCACCCGGCAATTGGTAAGAACTGCTGAGCGGATTGGATAGCAGCTGAAAGATGCCGTCGTCGCCTAGCACATCAAAACGCACCCAGCCCTCAATGGTGAAAGGCGTGCCGCTGCGGCCAAGGCCTTTGCCGGTCGGTAGGGTCACGTTGACGTGGCCGCTGTTTGGCAGATCTATGTAGTATGTGTTTGCCCATTTTGCTCCAGCAGACCCTTGGTTCGCATTAACGGTGCCGTAGGTCGAAACGGTAGATTGATTGGCCGCGTCGGCAGTCGCGCTAGTGCCATCCAAAAGCAGCGTCACGTTGTTCCAATGCGGGTCGCCGGTTGCCGCCCCGGTCTCCACCAGCGACCGCCCGGTCATCCCGCCCCAGCGCCGCGTGGGCCGCGTGGCTGCTGCCACGGCTGCGTTGCCACGTATGTTGTTCACCGCGTCAACGAGCTGCGCTTCAGTGAGGGCGCTGGGCCAGTATGCGCCGCCATACACTTGACCGCTGAGCCACTCGGCGGCGGCGTTGGCGGATCGCCCTATCGTTGAAGTGCTATTCCACGCGGTCGTGTAGCTGGGCGATACTTGCGAGGTGCCTTTTGCTGCCGTTATGTCTGCCGCGGTGATGGTTGTACCAGACGCAGTGTCAACGAGGTAGCCTGTTATGGTTGTGCCATTGTAGACGGCAATCGCGACGTAGCGAGTGTTTGCGCTATAGGGCAGACCAAACGACTTTACCGCGCCGTCATACCAGCTTATTTCGCCCGCGTTGTTCGCGTGAAAACTTGCCCGCTGACTGGGGTGACTAATATCGAAGCTCGCGAGCATTTTGTAGGCGTTGGTGTTTGTCGTTTCAAAATCCACAATAACCGTAAAGGCTGTGGGCAATGAAGCGTTCGATGGGGTCCAGCTGAAGTAGTTGCTGCCCGAGGACGTGTCCCAATAGCTGCTATATCCCGAGCCGGTCGGGCCTGAGCCGTTGTAAGTTGCCCCGGTAACTGTACCGTTGCTGATCTTAAAGTCGGAACCAGTAGGGAAAGTGGGGACAGCCCCCACCCTGTCACCGCCGAGCGCGCCGAGCGAGAAGACGCCGCTTGTGCGTAAGTTTGCCATGTTCGCGTCTCCTTAGAAGTTAGGCTCCCACGTCACGGTGCCATCGCTGGTTCCGCGCGGGTCGCTGCTGGTTGCGTTAGTGACCTGAAGCGTAACGACCAAGTCGCCGTTGTCGGTTGCGTAGCTGGCTGTCACGTTCGTGTTCGACGTTAGCTCGCCAGCAAACTTGGTCTGGTCGTAGCCAGCCGCCGCTGGTAGCCGCAGTATAATGACCCCGCTACCGCCGTGACCGCCTACGGCCTGCTGACTGCCTGTGTTGAACATCGAGCCACCACCGCCGCCGCCGGTATGAGGCTCCGCGTTGTTGCTGCGGGTGTTGTTCGGAGCACTATTTGAGCCAACCCCGTCGCCGCCGCCGCCAGCACCGCCATCGCCGGGGACGTGGGCGACGTCCCACGCCGTGGACCCCCCGCCCCCGCCTGCGCGAGTGACGCCGACGCCAGTGATTGTCGAACTGAGGCCGTCACCGCCAGCGCCGCCGTCGCCGTTGGCCGTGTTTACATCGCCGCCATCAGCTCCTGCGCCGCCACCACCGCCGGAAGACAAGTAGGTGTTAGAGACGTGCTGCCCAAAGCCACCGTCGGAGCCTTGGCTACCGCTGCCGCCTTGGTATTGGACACCATTAACATCTGCACCGCCGCCACCGCCGGAGCCGCCGTTCGCGCCGGTTTCTGTGCCACCTGTTGAGGCGTTGTAGCCCTCACCGCCCCGACCGCCGCCGGTAGCGCTAAAGAGCGTTGTTGCGCCAGCCACCATTGTAGTGTTGGAGCCATTAGTGCCCGTAAGAGTACCGCTGCTGTCGCCGCGTGTGCCGCCCTTGCCGACCGTGAACACATAAGAAGTGCCGGAGGTGACTGATAAAGCACTTGAAGCAGCCGCACCGCCGCCCGAAGTCTCTGTGCCGCTAGAACCAGTCCAGCTCGTTAGGTAGCCGCCTGCACCACCAGCACCACCGCCGCCGCGATAAATCGAACCCGAATACCCCGACGATCCTGCGCCACCGCCAGCGACAGCGAGGAAGTGCAGACCGGTGCCATCCCAAGGAGCCAACGGGCTGGCCCCGATGATCCCGCCGATGTAGTTGTGTTTACGTGGCATGGTCTTACGTCACGTCAATCAATTCGTAAGACACAACGGCTGTCACTGCGGATGTCGCGGTAACTTTGATTGTTTCGTTATTGTTGACGTACATGGGCGATGAAAGCACGTCCAAGCTGGCTTTAGCCGGGATGCTGACGTTGTTCACAAACGTGAACCCGTTAGTGCCGTCATGAAACTTCACGTCCACTTCTGCTGCCGCCGATGTGCTGTCGTTAGCAAGCAAGATAGCGTTGACTTTGTACGTGTGGTTCGCGTTAGTAACCGCAACGATGTTGCTTTCAGTTGTGATTGCAGAAGTGCCTTCAGTCTTGCCCTGTAGGTCTGTAACTGCGGTGATGTTTGGCATTGTCTTGGTCCTTTAGAAAACGATGCTCATGGCAATTGCGAAGCCTGAGGAAGCTTTAGTGTCTACGCTTGATTGCT